AAGTGAATTTAGATTTGCTCCTATTCCAGATGCAGCTTATACAATTCAGATGCTTTATTATTGTAAGCCTGATTATATGAGTTCAACAGTTTCATCAAACCTTTGGTTAGCAAACACACCTGATTTACTGCTTTACGCAGCACTTGGTGAAGCAGAACCATTCTTGATGAATGATGAAAGGATTAATACTTGGGCAGCATTGTATGACAGAGGTGTTAATGCTTTAACTAAATCAGATGATGATGGGGAATACCCTGCTCATCCAATGTCTATAACTTTAACTACGAGGTAATTATTATGGCAGATATGTCAGATTATTTAGAAGTCAAACTTCTAAACTTAACATTAAATGGAACTGCTTTTACAGCAGTAAATAATCCATATATTTCTTTACACACAGCAGACCCAACAGATGCTGGAACAGGCACAGAAGTTTCTGGTGGTTCATACGCTAGAGTAGCTTCTTCTTTTGCAACAGCTTCTGGAACAGGTGGATCTGTAGCTTCTGATGCAATTGCTACTTTTCCTACTGCAACAGCAAATTGGGGAACTGTAGGATGGATAGGTCTTTGGGATGCAGCTTCTAGTGGTAATATGCTTTACCATACAGCTTTGGACGCAGCCAAAACTATTGATTCTGGCGATATATTTAAAATTGCATCAGGCAATTTAACAGTAACATTAGCATAGAGGATTAATCATGGCACTCGTTGTAAAAGATAGAGTAAAAGAAACAACTACGACTACAGGTACTGGCACAGTTACACTTGCAGGTGCTTCAGATGGTTTTCAGGCTTTTACTGTAATTGGTAATGCAAACACTACTTACTACACACTTGTTAGTGGTTCAAATTTTGAGGTAGGGTTAGGTACTTATACTTTATCAGGCACAACCTTATCAAGAGATACTGTATTAGAATCTAGTAATAGTGGTAGTAAAATCTCATTATCTGGAACGACTGATGTGTTTTGTACTTATCCAGCAGAAAAAGCTGTAGTTCAAGATTCAAATAATAATGCAATAGCACCACAGCATCTTGCATCAAATGGTATTTTTACAAACAAAAATGAGGTAGCTACAAATTACACATTTGTTGCTAATCATAATGGAATGTCGGCAGGTCCAGTTACTGTAGCAAGTGGTGTAACAGTAACAGTTCCTAGTGGCTCTAATTGGGTGATCGTATAATGGCTACAACAATAAATGCAGATACAAGTAATGGATTAAAAATAACATCAGATACTTCTGGTATTGTAGAAATACAAAATGCTGGAACAACAAAATTAACTGTTAATAGTTCTGGTGCTACAGTAGCAGGAACTTTAGCTGCAACAGCAGTTACTGGAGATGGTTCAGGATTAACAAGTTTACCATCAGCAGGGTTAAATGATTATTCAACTTTTGTTAATTCTACAGAAAAAGTAACTGTATCAGCAACTGCTGCAACAGGAACAATTAATTATGATACAGGTACACAGTCTGTTGTTTATTATACATCAGCAGCTGCTGGTGATTGGACTGTAAATTTTAGACATTCTAGTGGAGCTACATTAAATTCTAAAATGGCTACAGGCGAAGCTATTACATTAGTTCATCTAGTAACATTAACAGGTGCAGAGTATAGAAATACAACAGTACAAGTTGATGGAAGTAGTATTACTCCAGAATGGCAAGGTGGTTCAGCACCTACAGAAGGTAATGCTAATAGTGTAGATTCATATACATACACAATAATTAAAACAGGAGATGCAGCATTTACAATACTTGCTGCTTTAGTTCAGTTTGCCTAGAACAAACCAAATAGCAGTTAATTCTGCCAGAGGATATGGGTTAAATAGTTCTACACCATATGTACCTCAAAATTATTCCTTTCAATATTTGGTTGTTGCTGGAGCAGGTGGTGGCGCTCAAAATGGTGGTGGTGGAGCAGGAGGTTATTTAACTGCGACAACAGGCACTATGACAAGAGGAACTACTATGACTGTTACAGTAGGAGCAGGTGGAGCAGGAAATGTTAGTGGTAACAATTCTGTTTTATCTGGATCAGGATTAACAACAGTTACTTCTATTGGTGGTGGTCGTGCAGAAGATGATGGAGGTTCTGGAGGTGGTGGTAGATACACTACTGTAGGTGGTTCTGGAACAGCAGGGCAAGGTAATGATGGTGGTGATGGTGCTGGTTCTGCTGGAAATTATCCTGGTGGTGGTGGAGGTGGAGCAGGTGCAGAAGGACAAAGCCCAGCTAGTACATCTGCAACAGGTGGTAATGGAGGGGTTGGTCTAGCTTCAAGTATTACAGGTGCATCTGTATTTAGAGCAGGTGGTGGAGGAGCTGCTTCTGATGCTTCAAGTGGTGGTAGTTTAGGTAATGGACAAGGTGCAGGAGGAAATGGTGGAGGAGGAAATGGTTTGCCTACATCAGGATCAAATGCTGGTACAGTTAATACTGGTGGAGGAGGTGGAGGTATAGCTGGTGGAGCAGCATCTGGAGCAGGTGCAGGTGGTTCTGGCGTTGTTATTGTTAGACTTCCTACAGCAGATTGGACTGGAACTCAATCATCAGCAGGTCAGGCAACTGATGGTGATTTTACAGTATTAACATATAATACATCAGGGAGCTTTGTTGTTTAATGAGTCATTTTGCTAAAATAAATAATGAAATTGTAGAAAAGGTTATAGTAGCAGAGCAAGATTTTATAGATACATTAGATGGAAATTGGGTGCAAACTTCATACAATACTTATGGAAATCAACATCCAGAAAATAGACCTTTAAGAGGAAATTTTGCAGGAAAAGGTTATACATATAATGCAAATGAGGATGTGTTTTATGCACCTCAACCATATCCATCATGGACTTTAAATGAAACAACATGGTTATGGGAAGCACCTACACCTTACCCAGATGATGGTAAATTTTATGAATGGAACGAAGAAACTTTAACATGGAAAAATAAATAATGGCTAGTATAAAATTAACAGGTGATTCAAGTGGAGTAATTACAGTATCAGCTCCAGCAGCAGCAGGAACTAACACACTTACATTACCTGCAACGACAGGAACAATATTAGATACTAATAGTGCTTTAGTTTCTAGCAAATTAACTGGAGCTTTACCTGCTATTAGTGGTGCAGCTTTAACAGGTATTTCTAGTGGGGGTGTATCCCATTTAGGAACATTAACAACTACTAGTGGAACATCACAAGCCCTAGCTGCTCAAAATTTTAGTTTATATAATCAAATATGGATTGTTACTGATAATGTAAGTTCTGGAGGTTCTGCTGATTTTCAAGTAGGTCTTAATGGTGATGCTGTTGTAAATGTAAGTGGTGCAATTCCAGCAGCTCATGGTATTTGGGCGTTGTTTAGACTTGATTTAAGAACTAATTCTTTTTTTACTACTTATTTTAATGCAACATCAGCTACATCTGGAACAACATCAAATGATTCAATACCAACAACAGGTGGTTACTATAATTTAGGTACTAATTATAGGTCAGTAACAAGTGGTGCTATAACTATAGCAATGGAAGGACAAACTTTTGATGCTGGTTCAGCAGAAATATATGGAGTTAAATAATGTCAACAAATATTAATGGTGATACAGGTGTAAGTAAAATACAAGATGATAAGGTTACAGAAGATAAATTAAATTTAATATCTACAGGTTCTGTTCCTAGTTTAGAAGCTAAAGGAACATCTGGGGTTACAGATGGATATATACAACTAAACTGTGCTGAAAACTCTCATGGCATTAAACTTAAATCTCCACCTCATTCAGCAGGAGCTAGTTATACATTAACATTTCCTAATAATGATGGCGATGCAGATCAATTTCTACAAACTAATGGTTCAGGAGTTATGTCTTGGGCAGCACCAAGTGGTGGTGGATTAACATTATTAGCTACAGCAAATACAACTTCAGGAACTTCAGTTTCGTCTGGCACTTTAGATTTAAGTGGCTATAAACAAGTTTGGACTGATATGTATTCAGTTGGTCCTGCTGTTAATGGAGGATTTTTACAGTTTCAGCCTAATGGAGGTACTGCAACTTATTATATAGATGGAACAGTATCAACTACTCAAGCATTCTATGGAACAATTATACATGATTTAACTTCTGGAAATTGGTTTGCAAATCCTACAACTACTCAAGGTGGTAGAAATGATACAGCAAGAGTTG